AAATGAACCAATAGCGGTCGAAGCTACTGCTGCGACTGCCGCTAAATCTGGTGCGCTCACTTCTTCTTCGGAGTGGCATAACCGAATACGCCAGCTAATACAGCCCAAAGGATCGAGCGATAATCAAGAGCAAATTCTGAACCAGCCCAAGCTGATAAGAATGCGCCTAGCATCAATACATAAGGGTTTTTCATTTTGAGCCTTTCAGTAGCGGTATATCAAATAGCGAAGGGTCTTTATCACCCTTCGAAGTAAAACTAATATGGATGTGCGATTTGTGTGGGTTGATTCCAGTATATTTTCGCCATTTCCAATTAAGGATCGGAGAAGCAATTTTTCCGTTGTGGATGACATACGCGATTCGTTTGTCGGTCTTGCCGCATTTTCTAATCTGATCTGCAAGATAAATGCTCTCTGATTTATGTCTTGATAAATCGCTATCAATGTCCAACGCCCTAACGCATCCTGTTTTGGCATCTGGATTATGATCCGACTTGGTTGCAGAGTGCTTGGCATCGCCTATCCATCCATCCGATTTCTTATCGCGATCTGGGTACGCAAAATTAATAGCATCACGCATTTCCGCAGCTGCAAGACTAAGCCAAGATTTCAATTTCATGTTCCTGATTAAAACATTCCCATTTTTTGTGACCGCATTCTGGCATAGGAGCGATAAAAGCGTCATCTATTGGATCATAACTATAGCCAATACCAGCATAATTGAAACGGATAGTAGAATTGTAAGAAGTGCGAACGCACTTTTGTCCTCTAAAATTACCATACCAAGTTTCTGGATCAATACCATCGATTTTTTCATTTTCATCAATTCCTACGATGACTTCTGTTACCAAATTATTTTCATCTAAAAAAGCATAATGAGCCATTATGACCAACTCACATTTCCGGTACCAGCGGTTATTGTAGCGATTGTATTGGAACCAGATGTGGTGGTCGAACCTGTTAATCCTGAGCCAATTGTGATTGTGCCATTAGCAGTTGGCCATTTTAATACAACAATACCAGAACCACCATTATATCCAGCGATAGCACCGCTTGTTCCACAACCACCGCCACCGCCGGAACCAGAATTTGTAGTACCAGCTGAACCAGCGGAAGAACCTCTGCCATTACCACCTTGTCCAGAACCACCAGAACCACCAGTAAAAGCAGTTGTATAAGCGCCACCGCCGCCGCCACCGCCGTAATATATGGATGATCCGGTAATGGTTATTGCTAAACCGACACCACCATTTGCTCCATTATCTCCTGAACTATTTGATCCAGCAGCACCAGCACCGCCGCCGCCTGAACTTCCTCGATTATTACCAGAATTTCCACCAGCGTATCCTTGATTGGATGTTCCTGAACCGCCGGATGATTGTCTGCCACCGCCGCCGCCAGATCCACCATTATTTGCGTTTACTGTTTCCCAACCGCCACCGCCGCCGCCAGTTGAAGTGATAGTAGAAAAAACTGAATTTGAACCATCGCCACCTTTTGCATCAACAGTTGCACCAGCACCGCCAGCGCCTATCGTAACTGTATAATTTGTGGATTTAGTAATTGACAATGCGGTTTCTAAAGTACCACCACCGCCAGTTGAATCAACAGTTGAACGAAGTCCACCAGCAC